CAAAAACTGAACACAAAAGAAAGGAGTCTGCACAAGTGCCTTAGATTCTTTTCTGAAAATGGTAGACTTGGAACGCTATGGCGTTCTTTTTTTTATGCGGTTTTTCTGCTTATTTTTTGCGGAAGAACCGTATTTTTTTATGCAAAAATATAAGCATAGGAGGGATGCGGAATGTTATTTACGGATGAAATTCTTGAAAAAATCTTAACAAGAGAAGATGTGTCAAAGGTTCCGCTTGTGTATCAGTCAGCGATGATTCACGCAATCAAGGAAGTATTGGAGGAAGAGAATGTATCAGATGCAAAATCAGAATATGGCATTTAACCCAAACCCAAGCTATGCCGCATATCAGTACAACCCAATGCAGAGGTTTCAACAGCCAGAGCCACAGATTCCGCAGATGCAACCGCAGTTTCTTGGAATCCAAGGAAAAGTAGTACAGTCGGAATCGGCAATTATGGCAAATGATGTGCCTATGGATGGAAGCGTTGCGTTTTTTCCAATGCAGGACATGAGCGCAATCGTAGCAAAACAATGGGATGCCAACGGAACAATCAGAAAGACCGTTTACAAGCCTTTTAATGAGCAGATGGCAGATTCTTCAAGCGATGATAAAAGAATTGAAATAGGGCTATCTGATGATGCGACAAAGGCTATTACTGACAAATTAGATTGCTTGTTTGGAAAGATGGAAGAGTTGGAAGATAAGTTATCTTCGCAAACGCAAAGAAAATCTTCACGAACACAAAAGGAGAGTGAGTCTTAATGAATCCTATGCAGATGTTACAGGGAATGAGAAACCCACAGCAGTTTTTACAACAAATGATGGGGAATAACAGCGTAATGAGCAACCCTATGGCTCGCAATGCTATGCAGATGGCACAGAAGGGAGATTCCAAGGGCATCGAGCAGATGGCTAGGAATTTGTGCAAAGAAAAGGGGATTGATGCAGACAAGGCTTTTGAGTCGTTTAAAAGTCAATTAGGAATGTGATACTAATTCTTGCAAGATTATGTATATAAAAAATGAATTATGGAGGTAAATTCTATGTTTAACACAGGTAATTGTGCATCCGTTCCGCTTGTTGCGAACATTGACGGAAACGGAAATAACAACGGATGGGGCGCAGAAGGCTCATGGTTATGGTTCATTATCGTTATCTTCGCTATCTTTGGATGGGGTGGATTCGGTAACGGATTCGGAGGAAACGGAATGAATGGTGGTGTCGGAAGTGAAATCCAGCGCGGATTTGATAATCAGGCGGTTGTGTCAAAGCTTGACGGAATTACAAACGGAATTTGCGACGGATTCTATGCAGTGCAAACCGGCATGAATGGCATCAACACAAACATTTTGCAGACCGGATTCGGCATTCAGCAGGCTATCAATGCTGATACAGTCGCTAACATGCAGAATACAAATGCATTGCAGTCACAGCTTGCTAACTGTTGCTGTGAAACAAGAGAAGCTATCCAAGGCGTAAACTACAACATGGCACAGAACACTTGCGCGTTGCAGAACACCATGAACAGCAACACGAGAGACATTATCGACAGTCAGAATGCAGGAACACGCGCTATTCTTGATTATCTCTGCAATGAGAAAATTTCTTCCTTACAGGCAGAAAATAATGACCTTCGCAGAGCGGCTTCACAGGATCGTCAGAGTGCATTACTCACAACTCAGATGGCGGCTCAGACACAGCAGATTATTGATGCAGTAAGACCTACACCGGTTCCATCGTTTCCGGCTTCTAACCTTTATGGTTATGCATATGGATGCGGATGCAACGCAGGTTGTGGCTGCTAAAAGTAGCAGCTAAAAGTAGCAGCTACGCAAAATGAATAATTGAGTATCTTAATTGAGTTTAACTCGATCATGTCTGCTATGCAGTATTACTTATAATCAAAGGGCAGACTGTAATGTTTGCCCTTATTTTTATGAAAGAGAGGTAAAAATAATGGAAGTAACAGGAATTGCATTACAAACCGTTGCTGCTGGAGAAGATGTGGCATTCACAGAAACAGCAGTGAACGGAACAAAATGTATCGTACACAGACAGGGAAGTGGAATTATCAAGCTAAGAGGTATCACAAATCAGTGCAAGGCTAGATTTTTGGTATCGTATTCCGGCAACATTCAGATCCCGACAGGAGGTACAGTTGGAGAGATTTCGCTTGCCATTGCAGTAGACGGAGAACCTTTGCAGTCAACAAAGATGATCGTAACGCCAGCCGCAGTTGAGAATTTCTTTAATGTATCAGCACAGGCATATGTTGATGTGCCTTGCGGTTGTTGCAGTACCGTAGCCGTGCAGAATACGTCCACGCAGGCTATCGAGGTTCAGAACAGTAATTTGATTGCAGTAAGGGAGGCTTGATATTATGCATAAGTTTGCGAAACAGATTATGGATTGCGTGAAAGCCCACGTTGACGGCATTGGAATTGAGAATTTTGAAGGTCAAAACCTTGATGATCTCAAGGATTGGACGGAGATTGCAAAGAACATTGTATGCTTCGATAAGGACTATAACATTGTTGAAGCAATGAAAAAGTCTGAAGATGAAGAAATAATGCGTATGGTGGAAGAATTTGGGGATTATCCGGGAAGAAGATACTATAATGAGTACCGGTACTCAAACGGCAGATTCGCACCGAAAGGGCGTGGAACACGCAGAGGATATGCAGAACCGCCATATTATCATCAGATGCCGGAAGATTACCACGAATGGGAGAGAATGCCGGAATACGACCGAATGAGAGATCTTGACCGAATGAGTATGGGAAAGATGTATTATTCAGAGCCTATGAGCGGAAACAATGGCATGAGTACCGGTACTCACGATGCAAGAGAGGGCAGAGCCGGTATGAGTCGGAGAAGCTACATGGAGACAAAGGAAATGCATAACGGAAATTCACCGGAAGATAAGGACGCAAAGATGAAAGAACTTGAAAAGTACATGAAATCTCTTTCTGAAGATGTGACCGAGCTGTTTTCCGGCATGTCCCCAGAAGAGAAGCAGTTGACCAAGACAAAGTTGACTACGCTTGTCACGAAAATGTAATAGAGAGGGCATTTTGCCCTCTTTGTTTGCGAGGTGGTAAATTGTTCACGATAAACAATAAAATGTGGAATTTGGTCAAAGTATCGCGTTACAGCGATATGCTACAGAGAAGTGACGGAAGCAGAACGGTAGGCATGACCGACAGGGACACGAAAACGATATATCTTGCGGATGATTTACGCGGGAAATTCCTTGACCGTGTGTTATGTCACGAATTATGTCACGCGTTCTGTCTTTCGTATAATGCATACATGGATATTGATACCGAGGAAATTGTAGCAGACTTCTTGGCTACATACGGAAGAGAAGTGTTTGAAATAGCAGACAGACTATTGATTGAAATTATGGAGGTTGCATAATGGATAAAATTTCAGAACTCTTACAGTACGTGCACCGGACGAATCCGGAAATGACTAGGGAAAAGCTGATAGAAGAGCTGGGTAAAAGTGATTATGCGGCGCGGTCTTTGATTTTTACGAAAGAAAACATCGTTGCGCTAGGGCAAAAATAAATCCGGCGGTTTGAATCGCCGCCGGAATTGTGTCAGACTTTCGGAATGTAAGAACCTTTCATTATTTCTATAGCGAGTTTCGCGCCTTCCGTCATGTAAAAATCATTATTCTTTGCACAGCAACTAAAAAGCAGTTCCTCGAACTCTGAATATAAATTTTCACTTAATAACCCTTTTAGTTTCTCTGTTAAGGGAGAAAAGTATTCAACAAAGGCATTTCCGGTTTCATTGTCAAGCTGACTTGAACATACAATTTTAATAAATTCATCCATTTTAGTAGTCTCCTTCTTCTGTTAATAAATAGTTGATATATCCTGTCGCAAGTCTGGCAAGGCTTTTACTGCCATCCAACAAATCCAATTTGTACTCTGGTCTATAGCCAAACCTCTGCACGTAGAACTTTTCTTCAAGTTCTAAGTCGTAAATGTCAGATAGCTCCACGAGAATCTTGTGATATAAAAATTTTCTCGTCCACCCAAACTGTTCCATGATAATTTTTAATTTCCAATTATTTTTTCTGAACCACGCTCCGCGTGATGCGTCCAATTGCTGTTTTGCAATGTAACAATCTGCAAATGGGTCATCATTTTTCGGCAATGCCGCCTGTGATTTCTTTATGGCTTTCTCCATGTCGGTAAAACGTTTCACGTATCGGGCAGTAAATACGATGCCTTTTTCTCCGTTGAATTTGTTCGCAAGAAAATCACATCCTAACTTGGTTACTTTGTAGCACTTGTTTTCTTTTCCGGATTCATCTTTGTAGGTAGATGGAATGAAATAATCACTCGCACCTAAATTGTGGTGAGTCAAAATTTCAATGATTCCTGCAGTATGTTTTCCCCTTACATCTTGTCCTTCCAATTTTCTTAAAACTCTGTCGTGACGCATTCCCATCATTTCTGCAATCTCTAAAGTAGTGATGGTTTGTTCTATTTGGTTCATGCTTATTCTCCTTTCTGAAAAACAACATTATGTTTGTTTTGAACAACCTCATAGTTGTATTATAAACAACAGTTTATTTGTTGTCAACAATATTTTAGTTGATTTATTGTTTTATTTGTTGTATTCTGTTTCTTGTATAAGAAAGGAGGCGTATGATGTTTACCAAATTATTAAGATTAACATTGGTTGAAAAAGAAATGACAGCTAAAGAGTTAGCCACAAAGATAGGGACAACTCAACAGAACCTATCAGCAAAAATGAAACGTGACAACTTTTCAGAAAAGGAAATGCGGCAGATTACGGATGCATTGGGGCTTGATTTAGAAATTGCAATGAAAGAGAAGAAATAAGAAAACCCGCCTAACTGGCGGGTTTTCAGACTGTAGACAAAGTCCTCGGCTTTTTGCCGGGGATTTTTCTGTATTAAAGAGGCTAAAAGTCAGTATTTTCAAGACTTTTCAGTCTCTTTTTGGTATAATAAAGGTATCAAAAAAGGCGGTATTGTTCTATGATGACACAAGAAACAGAAAAAGTAAGAAAGCAAATGCAGATGGTATGTATTGATGATCTTGTTCCGCGGAATCATCTTCTACGACTTATTGACAAAGCTATTGACTGGACATTCATCTATGATCTCGTCCGTGATACTTATTCCGACGGAATGGGTAGACCAAGTATTGATCCGGTTACGCTTATTAAGATACCGCTTATTCAATACCTGTATGGAATCAAAAGCATGCGGCAGACAATCAAAGAGATTGAAGTAAACATGGCTTACCGTTGGTTCCTTGGACTTGAACTTTATGATCCGGTCCCTCATTTTTCTACTTTCGGGAAAAACTATACCCGTCGTTTTAAAGATACCGACTTATTCGAGCAGATTTTCCAGCGTATCCTTGAGGAGTGTTACCGTTTCAAACTGGTTGATTCAACAGAGATTTTTGTTGATGCAACACATGTGAAAGCGCGGGCGAACAACAGAAAGATGCAGAAACGAATCGCAAAACAGGAAGCTTTATTTTATGCTGACATGCTGCGTCAGGACATTAACGCAGACAGAGAAGCGCACGGAAAGAAACCGTTGAAAGATAAAGACGATAACAACAAACCTGGTTCCGGTGGCAACGACAAGTTTGAAGATTATACGGATGATGTTCCGTCAGATGAAAAAACAATTAAGTGTAGCACTACAGATCCTGAGAGCGGCTGGTTTCGGAAAGGTGAGCACAAGCATGTGTTTGCTTATGGGATTGAAACAGCATGCGATAAAAATGGATGGATTATTGATTTTACAGTAAACCCTGGTAATGAGCATGACAGTCGAACTTTTAAAGGCCTTTACGATAAGCTTGCAGATATCGGCATGAAATACTGTATCGTTGATGCCGGGTATAAAACTCCTGCAATAGCAAAGCTACTTTTGGATGATGGAATAAAGCCGGTCTTTCCTTACAAGCGTCCCATGACAAAGGATGGCTTTTTCAGGAAATCTGAGTATGTATATGATGAGTATAATGATGCTTATATTTGTCCAGGGAATCACTTTCTGCATTACAGCACGACAAATCGGGACGGATATCGCGAGTATAAAAGCTGTGGACAGATTTGCGAAAAGTGCGAGTATCTTTCGCAGTGTACAGAAAGCAAGAACCATGTAAAAGTTGTTACGAGACATGTATGGGAAGACTATATGGAAACATGTGAGGATATCCGGCATACAGAAGGAATGAAGGAGCTATACTCACACAGAAAAGAAACGATTGAAAGAATCTTTGGAACGGCAAAGGAAAACCACGGATTTCGATATACGCAGTTGTATGGCAAAGCGCGGATGACAATGAAAGTCGCGCTTACGTTTGCGTGCATGAATTTAAAAAAGCTTGCAAAATGCAAGCAGGAATGGGGATTACGGATGGCATAATCCAAGGGAAAATTTCCTGTTTTCGGAATAAATTTCATAAACACAAAGAAAAATGCTCCGAGAAACGGAAGTTTCTCGGAGCACTTTGTCTACGGTCTGAAAACCCGCCTAACTGGCGGGTTTTGATGAAAGAAAATTTTTTCCGCGCCCAAAAAAATATTTCGTAATTTTTTTGTACCCCCCTGGGGTAGCATTTTAGGGTCAAGATTCCATTTTTACGGATTATCAAAAACGTGTAACAAACGTGCAATTATCTTCGGCATTCCGCAAATAACACAAATACACTATATGTTATGCCATATATAGATAATTCATTGATGATATTTGATGGTATTGCCGATCACAGGCAAACGCCAGAAGACGCTTGCCCGACTATAGTTACAATCTAGCATAGACCGCATTTTACCACTTGTCAAGATAGTTTTTCCCATCGTACCGGCTGTAAGTGTGTGTTACGTTTTCCGGTCTTTGCGTGATCTGCATCCAATCTCCGCCACGTTGGACGGTTATTTTGGTTTTTGCAGACTCCACCCATTCCACGCCCTCAAACTTTGAGTAGCCGCACGTTTTTCCGGATATTTCCAAATAACCAAGGTTAGACACCCGGCGCATGATTTCCCTTTTTCCTATATACTCATATTTTCCCATCTTTCCCACCTCCTTATATTGTGTTTATTTGTCAATTTGCGCATGGAAACCGATTTCCATGTAGTCCGCGCTCCCGGAATCGAACCGGAACGGATGCACCAAGCACGCGAAAAAGGCGGAATGGTACCGCCTTAAATTACAACAAAATCCCCTTGAAATCCTGTTGTTACGATCATTTTTCCGTCAGATCTACGGTACACAACGCCGCATCCGTCCGCAAAAGTTGACCACACGAGCCATCCGGGCGGTGTGAGGTTTTCACCGGTTTTATAATCCAGGAATGAGTAACGCGGAATAACGCCACTTTTTTCTTGATCTAGCGCGTTGTTAATTGCTTGCGATTCTGTCACAAGCACAACGCCGTTTTTTGCGTGCAAAACATAGTTATTTTCATTCATTTTTTATTTCTCCTTTTCAATTTCATAAAACCGCCGCCGGTAGTGATCCGGCGCGCATCCTCTGCGGCGGTTGGTTACTTTACATAAACTCGTACATAATTCTTGTTTTTGTTGTATGAGTAGCTTTTTACTTGCATATCGTCAAATTCATTCCCGGTTTCTGCGCCGTAATTTGCGCAGATCAATTTATTGTTTTCGCCGTATATTCTCCACGGTACACGGCAGGCGTTCCAATCACATTCCATAAATAATTCGTATAGCGTTCTTTTCATGGTTTCAAGTCCTCCATATTCTAAATTTTTCCGGTTGCTCCGGGTAAAGACAAGCCGGGGAATTGAACCCAGGTAAACGCCGCCGCTTGCCTAGATTTAAGGTTTAAAAAATTTTGCGATCTATTTCTGTTTCTTCAAACGTCTCATACAAATGTGCCACTTCGGAAAATTGTTTCTTTGCGATTTTACAAGCCCTTGCGTATGCCGAACGGTCATTTGCGGCTTCAACGAAATCTGTATCTCCGTTATTCATTTCAAAGTAGTATGTTTTCATGCGATCAACCTTCCTTTATTCAAAAATGAACCCGTAGCCGCTAGTCTGTGCGGCTTTCTGAAATTCTTCTTTTCCGTACTTTTGATACATCTTTTCAAGGCTTGCTGAAATGTCAAACCCTGCAAGTTTTAACTCAAACAGTATTTGTATTTTGTCGTCCATGTTTCCCCTTTCTGGTCTGCCATCATCAGAGCCGGGAGACCATCCCACGGCTGACGCTCCGATCTTGGAGCGTTTCGGCTATGCTATGCAGATTTCAAATACATCGCCTTGGACGTGTTCAAAATCGACTTTTTCAAAAATGCCGATTCCGTAAAAGTCGGCTGTGAGTTCCCCAAAGTGGTTATACTCAAACGAGATTCCGTTCTTTTTCAGTTCGTTGATCGCGTCACCGTTCTTTGTTGTTTCCCATGTAAAACGCATTCCCGTCTTTCTCATATTTAAGCCCTCCCTATAAAATTTCCGAAAGCTGTAAAATCTGCGCTTCGCTCAAATGGTCAATAACAACATTCCCGTTTACGTCACTCAATTCGTATTCATCCGGGAGAGTGGTAAAACCGTCAAACTGGTTCGAAATATAAAACCCTTTTCTTTCTAATAATGTTTCTGCCGCTTTCATATTTTTCATGTTGTAACCTCGCTTTCGTGTTTCATTTGATATACTAATAGTACACGATAATAGATTATAATACAATTGACACAATACACGAAAATAGACGACACAAAACAGCAGTTTATTGTGCAATATGATACATGAGAATAGACGTTGACATGGTGTGAAAAATCTATTATCATATATAAAAAGAAAAGAGGTGTGACGCATGGCGAATTATGGTGCAAACGGATATATTGACTTTTCCAAGCTGTGGAATGTCTTAGAAAAAAAGGAATACAATAAGCAGTGGTTAAAGAATAACGGAATCCATTCTAATACAGTGGCAAAGCTGACAAAAAATGAAAATGTAACTTGTGAGGTTATATGTAATCTATGCAGACTACTAAATTGTCAGCCGGGCGATATTATGGAATATAAAAATAATTAAAATACATGAAAATAGACTATTGACATATACACGATAATAGATTATTATAAAGCTGTCGGAAGACAATAGCCGGGCAAGCGGAGAAAGGAGAACAAATGAACGAAATGACAGATAAACAGATGGAAGTTATATTAAATCTCGTAGCTGATAAATTTGCAGGATGTAAGGACATGGACGAAGTTCAAAAAGCAATAGATGAGGTTCGCAACATGGCAAAAAAAGAAAAGCCTAACGATTAGGTTTTAGGGAATGAAAGGGAGGGCGGACTTGCCGCCGCTCTCAATCAAATAAATTGTAACACATAGTAATTATATAATCAATGCAAACAAGGGTAGCTTTTCCGGCTGCCTTTTCTTTTTTGTCATGTCCAAAATCAACAACGTGTCCGGGCATATCTTACAAAATCTCCGAAAAACCGTAAACAATCTATAAAACTTTTCTTAAATTTTTATAAACAAGGCTAGTTGTGTCAGACCTTTGACAAGTCCCAAAATGATAGAATAGTATCAGTTTTTGTAAAAATCGTCTGACAATCGTCTGACATAACACGACACAATCGTCTGACGTCGCTTTTTCAGAACTATGTTTCTCTTTCTCTCTCTTTTTCTTAATCTTTTAAATTAATAATAATATACTGTATCTAAAGCCTATAGGTTTATTGTAAGTGTATATCCGCATACGCGCGCGGCGTAAGTATATAATACCACCGTAAAAAATTAAGGCTTGACTTTAATCCCGGAAATAGTGTATACCAAAAGCAGAGAGATTGAACAGAACGGAGGTGTGAATATATGCAGGATATAGAAAACGTAGATCTTACAAGACTTATAGTTGATCTAGGTACAGTACAGATATACACATCAACTGTACAGGATTTAATAGACAACGCTTGTATAGAATTTCACATCGAAGATTTGTTGAAAGCTGGACAGAGACAGTGGAAAGCTGTTATGCAGTATGTTGGTATGCATTTATTCCCAGATACGAAAGTATTAAAGGACAAGAGTTTAAGCCCTCTTGGTAATGCAACTATACCGACTAACTGTAATAGATACGATAGAGAGGTATTATATAAACTTTGTGATTATTATATATATATCTCCAATGTGTACAGTAAGCTAGTGAGCACAGTAGCATTCAGTTATTTTTGTAATATACCTACAAACACAATGGATATATGGAGTACAGAAGAACCAAGCTCGTTGGCTTTCAAGATGTGGCAAAAATTGCAACGATCTCGCAAGGATTGCATCCTAGATCGTGCTTACGACTCCAACAGCCCCGTAGGTACTATGTTCGTGGGAAATAACGAATTCGGAATGAATCAGCCCGGCATTGGCGATAATGCCACCCAGCGCAAGGCAATCACAGCGCAGGAGCTGCCAAGATTGGACGAGAAAAAGAGCCGAGAATTGCACGCAATTGACACACAATTCACGGATTCAGCGGCAAATAATACGGTTTAAATTGTGTGTGGTTATTCTACAATTTACAAATGCAGTGATACCAAGGGTTGTAGCGTTTCAACTATTCGTGAACTATTCGGAAAAGTTAGGTTTTGCGAATAGTTGCAAGGGTATGATATGAATTGTTTTAAAACAATTTGATTTTCACACAATGACAACAAAACGAAATGGAAAATATTTTAGATTTCCATGTTTTCAGAAAAAGGATGGGGAGGGGGTCTGGCAGAAAGACCACCGGGCGGCTACTAAGTCCCTTAAATACCTCAAAAAATAAAAAGCCACTTACAATAACACCCATTGACTTTCACTGTAAATAGGCTATAATAAATTTATAACAATTCACTTTCACGTTGCGAATCGCAACTACATTTCCAAAAAATTTTTAAAAACAAAAAAAGAGTGTTTCGGACAGGAGAATGATATATGACCGGAAATGAGTACCAGAAATTAGCCATGCGGACAAATGATCGCAAGGCGACAGAAAGAATTTCGGATAAACTTGATTTGCTTAAATTTTGCAAAAAGAACAATATCGCATCTGCGTTGCAAGATTATGACCTTGGCGGCATCTTCAATTCTTGTTTGGGGTTATCCGGCGAGGTTGGAGAGTTCAACGACATGATTAAAAAGTGGATTTTCCATGAGAAGCAGCTTGATATTGACCATGCCAAGAAAGAAGCAGGAGATATTTGCTGGTACCTAGCAATGCTTTGTGAATCCTTCGGTTGGAGCCTTGATGAGATCATGCAGATGAATGTAGACAAGCTTAAGGCACGTTATCCGGAAGGGTTTGACATTGAAAGGGCAAACCACAGAGCGGAAGGTGATGTTTAATGGCAAGATGCAGCAATGAGTTGATGAAAACCGAGTATTCCGAAACCTTTGATGAAAAACGCAAAGGATTGATTGAACAGTCGTATTACAAATACGGACCGGCAAGAATGAACTTTTCTTCCGGAAATGTTAATGCGGTTGAAAGTTTGAAAATGTGTCTTGCAAAGTTTGAAGAGACCGGAAATCTTGAATACCTGTGTGACGTTGCGAATTATGCCATGTTCCGGTTCATGTTTCCACAACAGGGCGAATATTTCAAACATACGGATTCTGATGAATCTGCCGGACTTTTTGGTATGAGCGTGAATGAAATGGAGCGATTCAAACAGGAACACAGCTTTGAGGATGGGAGATATTGATATGATTTTAAATATAATCGCTACGGCGATAGATGCCCTTGTAATACTTGGACTTATGGGAGGACAGGTAAAGCAGACAGACAATTCAAACGCAATGGGGTATTTGCTTTCATACGCGGTTTTTGCAATGAATATTATGGTCATTTGGAAATGATGGGCTATCGCCAAGCGGTAAGGCACAGGATTTTGATTCCTGTATTCCCGGGTTCGAATCCTGGTAGCCTAACTGGTTACATGCTGACGTTTCATGTAGCCACGTATGTTTTTCATATGTACTTGAACCATTGGTTGAGTGATTCAAGCATTTGGGTTCCTCCTTTCGCCACTAGGACGATTCTGTTAAGGACGGTGCGAGACCGTCCGGTGGTATTTGTCGCAGAGGACGGCATCTTGGCGTAAGACTATATGGTGTTGAGCGGTATCTGCTTTGTAATTTGCAGACGTGCAATCCATATAGCAGTCAATCATGGTTCGGGCATCTATCCCACGGTGTCCGAGCTGTGAAAATGTAATTCCCCTTAAGAAGTTAGGTGGTGGCAGAACGAAATGCAAGCAAAGAAGCTGATCGGTAAGAGTGTTGCCAAGTGATAGGTGGAAAATCATCCGTAATCAGCAACAACACCTTTTCAGAATCCGATTATGTGAGGTTCAAATCCTCACCCACCTACTCGGTCAAATTATGCTGTTTGCTTGCAGATGGTCTATGTTTTGGCTGTATGATACCACGGGCAATTATAATGTGGCGCAGAGGCATCAAGACCTCGAAATGGAAGCATTAAGACTTCGTTAAGTAGTAACAACGATGGGTATTCCTGCTGAATCATCGTTAAAACAAAACAGGATAGTGCCATGCATAGCACGTAAAACATATTGCTAACCGTCTTGTGGCGGTTTTGATCGGTTAGTCGAGCGGTAAGACACCACCCTTTCACGGTGGCAACACGAGTTCAAATCTCGTACCGATCACTATATTGGGATTTAATTCAGTGGTAGAAGACACGGCTTATATCCGGGTTGTCGCGGGTTCGATTCCTGCAATCCCAACGACAGAGGGGTCTTGCGTATTCTTTAACAGGAGTATGCGAAGTGGATTATAAAAGAAACGCAAAACAAACAGGCTGTGAGTAGGAAGTACAACAAAAGCAGTTCAGACAGGACACTCGAAAATATCCCTATGCGTTTGGTAGCCTTTGATCGAGTGCATCTTGTCAGTTCAATTACATTTGTTGTACACGAAAGACACGGAATCTCATGAGGATTCCGATTTTTGCTATGATTTGGGGCGTAAGAATGTGTGAATTTTGTTGCAAAATAGGAAAATTGGAAAAAATCAAGCAAGGAGCTTTTAAAGGCGGATATTATCCAGAAAAAAATGAAACACAAATTGTTGAATTTGAAAGTGCATTTCATTTATTCTTCGGATGCAGCGACCCTTTTATGTCTGGAATCGGAATCGAAGACATAAAATTTTGCCCTATGTGCGGCAGAAAGTTGGTGTAATATGTGTGATTACTGTGGCAATGAATCGAAACAAATAATTGATGACAGAGAGAAAGATTCTATTTTGTATATTTCCGATTCAGAAAAAGACATGAGAATTTTTCTTGAATATCTCAAAAAGAAAATGGATAACAACGGAAAAGAATGTTTCTTAGATGGAGAACATGATATTTTAAAAACAGAAAATTACAATGTTGTCTGCAAGAGCATATACGGTACTCAACTTGGAATCGGATATGGGTATTGCCTGCATTACTGTTTTTCGAGCAATTTTGATAAGAGTAAGTGCAACGATATGAAAAAATACTCGATGGAAGAAATTCTTGCGCACACAAGAGAGGGCGCAAAAGAAATATCGGAACTTGATATTTTATGTATGCTAGGGTTGGCTTAAAAGGCGGTGGAAGAATGAAACCATTAGAAGAAATATTTTTTAGAGCTTGCGTGAATGAACAGAAAAGAAAATTGCATTCAAGCAATCGAGAATTAAGTATAAGAACTATTGGAAATATTTTTGAAAGGCTTGGATTTTCGTACAAGCAGTTAATGTATTATGTCAGAAAGTGGTCTGACAGGGGATTTTATGATTACGGAGTAACACTTGACTTTGGATGGTTTGAATTTGACAAACTGACCGGAGAATATAAACAGATTTATGATTCTATGACAAGTACGGACGGATGGAAAGATGGGGAGTTGGCAAATTATATTGTCAGAAATTCTTTTAAGCGAGATAGAATAACACCACTTGATATTCTATATATGTACGGATTGGTTTGAAAGGTGGTTAAAAATGAATGAATTAACGCAAAGTAAAGACGGATATATCGTATTTGACGAGAGCGGAACTTGCGCACTTGCATATGGTGCAGCGGAAAAATGGTTCAAGACTTATGATGAAGCAACCAATTATGCTTTAGAAAAAGTTACTAAAAATTGTGAACTATTTAAAGACCGCATTGATTTTAACTCTGTAATTGTTTATGAGGGTTCAGAAGAATTTATGCATCAGTCGCACAGTATTCCTTGCGGGAAAGTGTTGTTTTGGTGGAAGAATCATAAATAGTTTGATGGTGGAAGAATGAATAAATTATTACAAAATATACTTTTTCAGAAACCTACAGATTGTAAATATTGCGGAATGTTAAGTTGCGGAGTGCTTGGCGCGACTTACACATGTGTGAATGAGAAAAGCAAGTGTTATTTTGTTTACCCGGTTATATGCCCTAAAGAGTGCATATTTTATGAAAAAGACACGGACTCCAAATGTTAAAACACTATTCAAACAACACAGATATCGGAACTTGATATTTTGTATATGCCAGGATCAGTTTGAAAGTTGGTGAAATGATGAAGCAGGAAAAAGAAATTTTATGCACATGTATTAATCATGAAAATTGTCCATTAGACCCGGTTAGTTGCGGATGTTCAATAGAAACTACGACTTTTGAAGATGCTTGTAGAGGTGAAAGAACATTCATTCCGGGAATAATCGAATGTGATAAGTGAGGGTGGTTTATATGAAACATCAAAAAGAATGGCGCACTTGCGACAGGTGCGGTGCTGAAATAAAATTCAAGCCAAGACAACAGCTACAATATGTGCCGTGTGGTACATATTCAGAACCGGTAGCTAGATTTACAGAAGATGAAATTTCGTGCGAGCTTTACAAAACAAGATTTTGCGGAAAACTTAAGAAAACTTATGAATTATGCCCTAAATGCAGAAAGGATTTTGAGAGGTTTATGAGAAATGACTGTTAATATGGGAACAAAAACCTATGAAATGAGCCGAAAGCAGGCAAAAGCTATCCTTGGAACGGCTAAGAAACTTGCAAATTGCAACATATACGGCATTGAAAAAGGCAATGTGGTGATTATGCTGAATGAAAAATATGAGGACAATATGAGCCTTAAGAAAGCCGTAGAGGAGTATAAAAAGAAAGGGTTCAAGGTGCATTGGAAATGAAAATAATCAAAGAAGGCAGCCTTAGGTACGAAAGAAAACCTTTACAGTTTGAGTGTAAGAATTGCAAAACCGTTTTTGAAGCGGAAAGACTGAATATCAATATTGCGGAAATCAAATAGAAGGTGACAACTACAAGTGTGAATGTCCGTTGTGCCACAAAACAGTATATTACAGCTAAAACGATATTACCGGCTAACAAATGGAGTTAGTCGCTAACCTAGAAAAATTATAGGCAGAAGTCAAGGCACTTCTGCTTTTGCGGAGGTGCTTTTTATTTGGCTTCAAAGCAGTTAATCAATGCAGTAAATGGATATGAAAATTACATACAGAGAAAAGGCGTTGATGAACAGGTAATAGATGCCCTTTTGAAAGCGTGCAATGTGGCGATTCGGACGGAAAAAGACGTTGACTATGGATTGACTATAACCGAAAGAACAAAGGCTTTAATCAACGAATATACGCAGAAAAACGCGGGCGGTAGCATATGGGAACTTGAACGATATGCGCAGGATCACGACATTAAAGGCGGATACAAACTTGTGGATCAGTTCTATGAAGTCTTGCGATTAGAGAGCTTTTATCGTTTCGAGAGCTTTATTTACTTTATGGAGCGCAAAAGAAATTGGAGTAAACGGTTTTATTATCCACGCCGCAAAACGCTGAATATAGTTGCCAACGATCTTGAAGATTTGGAAAACAGGAAGATTAAATTTTACGGATTGTCAATGCCATCGCGTGTCGGTAAATCGACTATCTGTATTTTCTTCCTTGCGTGGGTAGCTTTGCGCAGACCAAACAGTCATAGTGCTATGGGTGGTCACTCCGGTATTTTGGCAAAAGGATTTTATAAAGAACTGATGAATCTTTTTACCACAGAAGAATATACATTTGCGGAACTTTTTGCTTATTGGCATCCGGAATACGCAAACACAACACTTCCGACAGACAAGAGCGCGGACGAATTTACGATTACGCTTGGAGATCCAGACAGATTTGCAACCGTAACGTGCCGCGGTATTGACGGAACATGGACAGGAGCGGTCGATGTTTCAAAAGATGGATATTTGTATGTCGATGATTTGGTTCGTGATCGAGAGCATTCATTAAGTCCTACTCGAATGGAAAACACATACCAAGAGTACCTAAACAAGATGGTTGACCGTAAAAATGACGGTGCAAGGGAATTGATGGTTGGTACTCTTTGGAATGTTTTAGATCCATTAGAGCGCATGAGAAAGCAATATGAGCATGATCCGCAATACCGGTTCCGTAAGATTCCGGCACTTAATGAAAATGACGAAAGCAATTTCGCATATGAAATCAACGGATTTTCCACGGAATACTACAGAGATATGCGAGATAAGCTTGACAACGCCGAATGGATGGCTAAGTTTATGCAGCAACCATATGTCCGCGAGGGATTGCTTTATACGGATTTGAGACTATTTAACGGAATCCTACCGGACGGAGATTTTCGGAGAATCGGAGTTGTGGATGTCGCCTGGGGCGGCGGCGATAGCTTGTCAATGCCGATAGGGGCAGAATATGAAAACGGTGATGTTTATATTTACGATTGGGTATTCAACAAAGGTCCGAAAGAGGTAACAATTCCTCTTGTTGTCGGACGAATTATCGGGAATGAGATTAGGCAGACAAGATTTGAGGGAAATACAGGAGGAGATCTGTATTGCCAATATGTAGACGAAAAGCTGCAGGAACAGGACTATAAATGCTCATGCACAAGTAGAAAAGCGCCAAACAAGGTTGAAAAGTTATCGAAGATTATAGCATATTCCGGGGATATTAAGAGAAAATTCATATTTCTTGATACACACCGCCCGACACAGGATCAAATGAAAAAAGATTCAGATCTTGGAGTAACAAGATATTACAGAAATGACGAATATCAAGCGGCTATGGATGAACTCTCTAAGTTTGTAAGTATTGGCGGTAATGAACATGACGATGCGGCAGACGGTTTAACCCAGCTTGAAATGTTTATAGAGAACCCAAACAATACCGCAAAAGTAGAAGCGGCAGTACACCCATTTAGGAGGTATTAGGATATGACAACAGACAAATATCTTTCACAGATAAGCAGAATTGACCATGCGATTGCAAATAAGCTGGAAGAAATCAAAAGGCTATCCGATATGGCAACATCTATATCCATATCCCCGAAAGAGGTGGATGTGCAATCATCCGGCAATCCTGACAAAATGGGGAGCGCGGTATCGAAAATTGTTGATTTGCAGAATGAGATTCAGACACTTATAGATGAATTGGTTAATAAAAGACGAATTATCATATCGCAAATTGACAGTATGGATAATACAGATGTATATATCGTGCTTTCATCGCACTATGTCAATGGAAAAGATTGGAACTTGATTTCCGTTGAAATGAAATATTCCTACAGAAACATTATGAAACTTAGGAAAAGAGCATTGCAGGAGTTTGAAAGACGTTATGGACAGCTTTACTCTGGAAAGAGTGCATAAAAGTGCACAATAGTTCACACTCTTTCGCAACATTTCCTAAAATTTGCATGGTATACTAAAAGAGTAGAAAAGCAAATTCCTACAACCCACAAAAGCATATAACCCGTAAAAGGCACTGTCAGAAATGGCGGTGTTTTTTATTTGTAAGAAAGAGGTTGCTATGAAAAAAGTAACTATATATTGTCCGGATTGCGGAAGAATTGCCGGACATTATGATGGAAAATCTACGATAGATCATCCGTGTAAATGTAAAAAATGCAATCATATTGTGATTTATCGCGTGGCAACAGGCAAAGTTGAAACAAAGCCAATACCGAAACGCGCTTGCAGTAGTGGAGTTTTATTTATATGAACAAGCAGTATTTTCATGACCTTGTAAAAGGCAGATATGGAAGAAAAATTGCATATGCTAACGTAGAACAGATTACGGCAGACAATATCAGAAATGTTGTCGGAAACTGCATTGGTGCATTTTATTTCAACAAGACAGTCATTCGGTATCTGTGGAACTACTATAAGGGCGATCAGCCTGTATTGTACCGAACAAAGGTACAGAATGCGGATATAACCAATAAGGTGCCTGAAAACCATGCCTATGAGATTGTTCAATTCAAGGTTGGTCAGACTTACGGTGAGCCAATTCAGCTTATCAGCAGGAAAGATGATGACCGGATAAATAATGCGGTTGATGAATTTAACGATTATCTGGCCGATGCTAATAAGCAGGAAAAGGACATTAAGGCAGGAGAGTGGCAATCAGCAACCGGAACTTCGTTTAAGGCGGTGCAGATTACAAAAAATGAAGATATGCCATTTAGAATTGTCGCACCAACACCAATGAATACATTTGTTATTTATAACCAATCCACAGAAGAACCACTTTTAGCAATCCAAGAACTTAAGGATGCTGATGGGCAGATGTATAAACTCTGCTACACGGACTCTTACGAATGCAAGATTGTAAATGGAGAGGTTCGAGATTGGAAACTGCATGGCTTTGGCGGAATCCCGATTGTTGAGTTCCCGAACAACCATGAGCGCATTTCTGATATTGAGCTTGTGATCGGACTATTGGATGCAATCAATACAATGCAGTCAAACCGAATGGATGGCGTTGAGCAGTTTGTTCAGTTTTGGATAAAGTTTGTAAATTGCGACATTGACCCGGAAACCTTTGAAAAAATGAAGATTTCCCATGCGCTGACGGTAAAATCCAACAATGAGCAGAATAAATCAGATGTTGACATTATGACACAAGAGTTGAATCAGACAGAGTGCCAGGTTGCAAAGGACGATTTGTGGGATAATGCACAGTCCATTCTTGCCATACCAAATAAGAACAACAATAATTCCGGTGGAGATACACAGGGAGCGGTTGAACTTAGAAACGGATGGGACTTTTCAAAGTCGAGAGCCAAACTGAAAGACCCAATTGTAAAGTCGGCTGAAAAAAGACTTGCGAAAGTTGTTTTGAATGTAATTCGTATACAGGATCACGATTTGGGATTGAGTTTGCGCGACTTTGATGTTCAGATAAACCATAGCCCACAAGACAATATGTATACCAAGTCACAGACATTATATCAGCTTTTACAAGCCGGTATTCATCCACTTGTGGCGATTAAATCTGTCGGGCTTTGGGGAGATGCAGAAAAGACATTCCTGTTGTCAAAGCCATACTTGGATAATTTGTGGAAAACGATTGATGATGTAGAAGCGCAGGAGAAAAAGGCACAAGAATTGATAAATAAAATGAATACAGATGGCACACAGAGCCAGACAAACAAAGATAAGACAGTCACCGAGTAATCGGCGGCTGTTTTTATTTTATAAAAATTCGCAAAGTTGTGAGCGTAAAAATCAACAATGTCGTTCGGTGTCGTTGCACCGTATAAAAATTCGTATGACATATCGGAGGTAATGAATGAAGAGAGAAGATCTGATTGCTATGGGATTAAGCGAGGAAAACGCGGACAAGATCATGGCAGATTATGGAAGTTCCGTACAGAAAGCCAAAGCAAAGGCTGACGAGTACAAGACAAAGGCTGACAAAGCCGAAGAGTTGCAGAAGCAGCTCGATGATATCGAACAGGGAAAGCTCACGGAAGTCGAGCAGGCAAATAAGAACCTTGAAAAAGCCAATGCGAGAATCGCGGAACTTGAAAAAGCGCAGGCAATAGCCACGCAGAGAGCCAATGCTGCATCTAAATTTAATGTTACCGCAGAACAGGCAGCACAGATTGTAAAAGACGATGGCAGTTTTGATTATGACGTTCTTGGAAAGATTATCTCTGAAAAAGAGACCGCGGCAGCGCAAGCCAAGGAGCAGGAGATTGCAAAAGGCAGTACGAATCCGGGCGGTGGCACGGCTGGCGGAAATAAAGACAACAAAAAGACAGAAGCGGAAAAAGCCGCAGAGTCGATCGGAAAGACTTTAGCTGGAACGAATCAGACGGCTAAGTCGGTAGTAGACAGTTATTTATCGTAAGGAGGTTTTAAAGATGAAGTTTACTGAAAAAAGTGTAACAACTCAGCTTGAAATTCTGAAAAGAAAATTAGGCGGAGAGCTGTTCGAGGAAATCAAACTTGATGATACCGCATTCACAGAAGGCGTGTGCAAGGCAGGAAATCCAATCGCCGTAGATGGAAAGGTTGATAAGGAAACAAAGCCAATCGGAATTTTACTTACAGATGTTTATAAGGACGAGAACCCTAACGGAACAATCCTTAGAGCGTTTGGAGTTGTAAATTCTGCAAACATTCAGACAAGCACAGGAGAAGCTGTTGCAGAGGAAGTTAAGACAGCCCTTCCGTTAATCGTATTTGAATAGGAGGTAATACAGAATGAACATTAGAGATGTGTATAGTGCAAAAGCAATAGCGCTTGTAAACACAGAGGTAGCAAGTAACAAAATTGCGTATCTTGGTTCGGGATTATTCCCAGCTAAGAAGAAAATGGGACTTGATCTGAAATGGATTAAGACTTCCAAAGGGCTTCCGGTTTCTCTTGCACCGTCCAATTTTGACGCAGTATCAACATTGAGAAGCCGTGAGGGATTCAAACTGACAGAAACAGAGATGGCTTTCTTCCGTGAGTCTATGCTCATTAAGGAAGCGGACGAACAGGAAATCATGCGAGCACAGGATAGTGCTGATCCATATGCAGCAGATGTATTAAGCAGAATCTTTGATGACGCAAATACTCTGATTGATGGAGCAAACGTTGTCCCGGAGCGCATGATTATGCAGTTGCTTGCACCGTCTGATGGATCTCCAAAGATTTCCATTCAGGCAAACGGCGTAACCTACGCTTATAACTACGATCCGAGCAACACATACAAGACACACAACTTTGCAAACCTTGAGACCGCAACAGATAAGTGGGATGACCACGAAAATTCTGATCCACTTGACGATGTTTCTGTTGCTCTTGATGCAGTCGAAGCAGAGACGGGAGAGAGACCTTCTATCATGATTGTTTCTCGTAAGACTATGGATCATCTTAAGCAAAATAAGAAGATTCGTTCCGCCATTCTTGCGCAGAATGCCACGGCAAACATCTTTATGAACGACAACCGTGTTAAAGAGGTATTTTCCAACGAACTCGGAATCAGCATTATTGTTTACTCTAAGCAGTACAAGAATGAAGCTGGTACGGCATCTAAGTTTTACCCGGACGGATTTGCAACGCTTATCCCAAGCGGAGCACTTGGAAATACTTGGTACGGTACGACACCGGAAGAGCGTACACTTATCGGAAAGCCTACAGCAGATGTTTCTATCGTAAACACAGGTGTTGCTGTTGCAATTTCCGTATCGGAAGATCCTGTACAGACTAAGACAACGGTATCTGAAATCGTACTTCCGTCTTATGAGAGAATGGATAGCACCTATGTAATTAAGTGCTATTAGGAGGTGATCCTTTGGTTTACGAGTGCAAAACAAAATATAAGGGCAAATGGTATATGCCAGGAGAGGAAGTGCCGGAGGAAAAATCTCCGGTATCTTCCGTTGGGTATACAAAGACCGAAATCAACAGAATGAGTACCGCAGACTTGCAAAAACTTGCCACAGAGCAGGGGATTGAAAACGCACAAGCGACAAGCGGCGCGGAACTGAAAGAAATTCTGATTGCAAAATTTAATCTGTAGGAGATCGCTTATGTCATACACGCTTGTCGAACAAGTAAAAATTCGTTTAAAACAATTTCATATAGAAGAGGTAGAGGACGAAACGACCGGGGAAAAGTCCGATAAAGTTGTGTTTGATGAAAAAGAATGCAACCCTTTGATTGAACAGCTTTTAGAGCAGGCAAGGAATGAGATTATCAGCAGACGGAACTATCCGGACACATACACGCAAGACCAGATTGACAGTGATGTTAAGAACTATGAAAACATTATGGTCAATTTGGCAGTGTACGACCGGTCACAGGCAGGAGAAGCATACATGGCAAGTTTTTCCGAAAACGGTGTGAGCCGGACATGGAAAGACCGTGAAAGCCTTTTTGTTGGAGTGTTTCCGTTCGTAAAAGCAATGCAATTATAAAGAAGATTGAGCGTGACCATATTGCCGGTGTCGGTAAAATGGTTGCAGGCGGCGCACATTAAGCGGTGGTGGACAGTGCGTCAAAAGGAGATTCAAATGAAAAGTATTTTGATTCAAACTTATCTTGTGGCACTTCCGATAGTGCTTGGATATATAGTTTGGCTTCTTAAACAGCAAAAGAAAAGCAGGGATGCGAACAGTAAGGGAACAATGCTTCTTTTGCGCGTCCAGCTCATTGAATACCATGCAAAGTACACCAGAATCGGAGAAATACCGTCATATGCCTATCAGAACTTCTGCGAGATGTATGATGCGTACCATGCGTTAGGTGGAAACGGCATGGTTACGAAAATGAAACATGAGATTGAAGAGATTCATATAGGGAAAGGAGATAAGAGCCATGAGGAATTGGAAGGATTGGACTAAGAAAGCCGGAATCCGAGCAATTAAGACAGTTGCGCAGGCGGCAGTTGCAGGAATTGGAACGGCGGCATTTATGGGTGCGGTGGATTGGAAATATGTTCTTTCCGCATCAGTCCTTGCCGGAGTGTTATCGCTTCTGACAAGTGTTGCCGGAATCCCGGAGGAAAACACCAATGCTTGACATTAACAAGCAGGAAATGAAATATTCGCAATCCGGTCAGAGGGTATTCATTCCACAAACTGACGAAAATGGAGATATTGTCTATGAAGGGTACAAGGATTCCGATGGGAACTTTGTACCTTATTTAGATTCCGAAGGCAACAAGATTGCAAAAGGCGAGGAAGTTGAAGGGTTTTCAGAACCTACGACATTCAAAGCCAATATCAGCAATAAGTTGTCGGAAGCACTTGTGAAAGAATTTGGAATTGATGATAGTACATCATACTGTCAGCTTGTCACGGATAAAGGATATTTGCCACTGAAAGCCGGTGATGTGGTGTGGAAACGCTCGGAAGTCAAACGCACTGATGATGGGCTTGTTGATTCAGAAACCGCAGACTACATCGTAAAAGGCGTTGCAGACGAAGGACTGACCACGGATTTGTTTCTTCTTCGGAAGAATATTAAGTAGGTGATTGTATGAAAAAGAAACCTATTTCAATGACACTATCCACTAAGTCCATACAAGACGCTATAAAGAAATTAGAACAGTACCGCGATAGTTTACAGGCTAAATGCGATTTACTTGTTTCTAGGCTTGCACAGGAAGGTCAGACGGTGGCAATAAAACAAATATCGAAATCTCCAATAGGGAACACGATAACGGTAAGGGTAGATAAAGCACCACAGTTAATGACCTCGAACGCGATTCTGATTGCAACCGGAAAAACGGTAACATCAGAAGATAGGGAACCGTTCTATACTTTATTGGCGGTAGAGTTTGGAGCCGGTATTTTTTATAACTCCAAAGAGAATCCGAAAGCACCGGAACTTGGATTCGGTGTCGGAACGTATCCTGGGCAAATACACGCTTTTGAAGATGGTTGGTACTATTGGGATGATAAGACCGAAACATGGCGTTATACCCACGGTATCAAAGCCACAATGCCTATGTATAATGCGGAACAACGGATTATTCAACAGTATGTAAAGATTGCAAGGGAGGTATTCGGTGGAAAATGAGTTAAATAGTTGGGCGCTTGATTTTGAAGATACCTTATGTTCCCTTTTGAAATCGTACATGGAAAGCAAGGTAAAAGGAATTAAAGTGACGCAAGATGAAGAATCGGGCGGCACCGCAACATTCCCGACGCTTTTAGTCAGACAAATAGGTGGTACAGAAGCCGGACGAACTAACGAAGCAAAGACAATCAATGCAATTCGCCCAACATTTCAAATCACAATTACAAACAAAGGTTCAAGAAAGGCAACTAAGGACATCGCAGCATATGCGGTGTCTTTTTTTAAACAACAAATGTTTGAGGTATCAAATGTAATCCCAACAATTTCCAAGCAAGTGCGAACGGTTACATTCCGCGCAACTCGCGTAATTGGAAACGTTGAGCATTTAGATCAGCTATAAGCAGAAAGGAAGTAGAAAATATGGCATCAACAAGTTATAAAACGCGTGTCATTGTAAAAGAGCACACGGAAAAACAGGCTGACTTTGCAGGAACATATAATCTTTTGGTTGCGGCTAAGTCAGTTCCAAGCCCTGCATCACCGCCAAACACGGTTGAGTCAACCACAATGGAAGATGATCAGCAGACTTTTGAAAAAGGAATTAAGACTTCTGATTCAAGAGAAATCACAGGAAACCTTGAAAAAGAATATCTTTCAAAGGTGGATGGATATGGAGATAAAAAACTTGATATTATCCATCTGTACGGAACGGACGGCATTGGCGGTGTAGCGAAGTACGCATATGTAGGAACTGCAACAGCCACACCTAACGATGTAGGTGGAAACGATGAAATCCTTGAAATGACGGTAACAGTTATTCCAAGTACAGTATCAGAGCTTGTTACAGATAAGCTGACTGTTGTTGATAACAACGATGGTACGTTTACCGTAACAGTGGTGGGGTAAAAAGCCTATCGGATGAGCAATCGACCACACCGATAGGCGAGGACGAACGGTCGATAGCAGAACTTGAAGCAATAAGATAAGCAACAATGGGGCGGTGGAAACACTGCCCCTTGCCAATTAGGGCAGAAAGGCAAGGTAAAACATGAAAGTTAAATTAGGTGGAAAAGAATATACAATTCAGTTTGCAACAAGACCATCGTTAAAATCACATATCTTACAGGATATTATGAAGACACAGGACATGGAAGATATTTCTTCTATGGAAGATATTCTTCTTGAAACACTTCCTAAGACGCTTCTTGTAGGATTGCAGATGCATCACAATGAAGAATTTGGATATGATTACAAAACAAACGAAGGCTACGATGAGCAGCTTGAGAAGGTGTCTGACATTCTCTATGATGCGATTGACACAAACGAGATTAACTGCATGGATTTATTTGCTGATATGCAGGAGGAAATGATAGCAAACGGTTTTTTAGCGCAGATGATGGAGTCGTTGGAGAAAGCGCAGGAGCAGGAGCAGGAGAAGAAAAAGACCCCATCCAAAGCGAAAGCCAAGAATTAACATGGGAATATTACGTTGCGGAAATCCGTCCGTTTTACCTTGTGGTAACGAAAGGCTACGGATTTTCCGTTGATGATATAGATATGATGAATCCAGAGTTGCTTAAGCCTTATGTGGATGCATATAAGGCAGAATGGAAGCAACGCGATATGGAAATGTATATGTGGTTCGGCAGATATGCAACGTCAGCACTTGTGACCGCAATAGACGCGACATTCGGTAAGGGTAATAGTAAGTACGTGAAAGAAACTTGCTATGATTCCATTGAAAAGCAGAATACGGACGATCCCGATGCAGAGATACGAGAAATGCTTAAGGCGGAAGAAGCATGGGCGGCTGAATCAAGGAAATCACATTTACCAAAGCCAAAGATAGTTTAAGAAAAGAGGTATTGCTATGGCAGTAATTATCGGAAGTGCGCGGCACGATGAACACGGCAACTGCTATTCTGGTGGAAAAGCCGGAGACCAGACCGGACAGGAAGTGTCTACGCAGAAGTTTTACAACCATTCTAAGGGATGGTACGTGCTAAGGGCGAAGGACGATAGGGTTGCGGAGAAGTTAGCCGAAGCTATGCAGATTGCATCTGACAATAAAAATATCGGCTATGACCAATCGGAACGCTACGGAGTCATTAAGCATGGCATTAACACAAAGGTCAAGACGGAATGCGATTGTTCTTCTCTTGTACGTGCCTGTATTATCTATGCGTCCGGTAAGGATGTGGGAGATTTCAATACATCAAATGAACGACCGGTAATTTTGAAATCCGGTTTGTTTGATGATATGGGTTCATATCATGCCGGGTTTGTTCTTCGCAACGGAGATATTCTTGTGACACGCATAAAAGGACACACAGTTATTGTTGTAAAAGGCGCAAGAAAATGCAAAAACAAGTATTATCCGAAGTATAAGGGAAACTCAAACTCAATCGTTGAAGCATTAAAAGCGGTTGGGGAAGATGATGTATCGAAAGAACATCGTGCGGAAATCGCAAAAAAGAACGGATTTTCCAATTTCAAGTTTACGTCAGAGGAAAATTCAAAGATGCTTTCTCTTCTGAAAAAGGGAAAACTGAAAAAGTAATTCAAGGGCGGTAGGGGTCAAATCCTACCGTCTTTTTAACCGGCTATCAATGTGGAAGATAGCCGCTAACCTAAAAAAGTTATAGGAAGTTGGTGGATAAATGGAATTAGAGTCTCTTGAAATAAAAATTCAAGCACAGGCACAACAGGCAAGCGGTCAGATAGACGCGCTTGTGACAAGACTTGGGAGATTATCTTCCGCGCTTTCTGGACTTAGTACCGGGAATCTGAATAGTCTTTCCACAGGGGTAAGCCGACTTGCAGGGGCAATGACGGCAATGCGTGGAATTGATACACGGACTTTTTCTGCGGTTGCAAGAAATGTAAGCAAATTAGGCTCTATCAACAGCAAGCAGATTAATGCTGCGGCTGGTTCTATGCGTCAGATTTCCAATGCATTAAAAGGGATTTCTGGAATGTCGGCATCTGTTAAGGGTCTGACCGAACTTGCATCTGCAATCAAACAGCTTGGCTACCAGAGTTCCACCAAGGCGATTGAAAATATTCCGAAACTTGCAGTTGCTATGCGACAGCTTATGTCTGAACTGTCGAAAGCCCCTAGCGTGAGTCGGAATATTATTGACATGACAAATGCATTGGCAAAATTATCGCGTACCGGTGGAGCGGCAGGGACAGCGGCAAAAAGCATCACAAGCTCATTTAGCGGATTTAGTTCAAGTGCTTCTGCGGTTACCAAGAAGTCGTTTTCCCTTGCGTCTGCAATCGGAAAAGTGTATGCAACGTATTGGGCTTTATTCCGAGGATTTAGGCTACTTGGAGATGCCATTGACATATCATCCTCACTGACAGAGGTTGAGAACGTTGTAAGGCAGACATTCGGGCAGTATGAAAGCCTAATTAACAATTTCGCAAAAACATCAATTGAAAAATTCGGTATGTCCGAATTGTCCGCGAAACAGTTCGCAAGCCGTTTCCAAGCCATGGGAACTGCCCTTGATATTCCACAAGGAAAAATGGCAAAAATGTCTATCCGGTTGACCGAATTAGCCGGAGATATGGCTTCATTCTACGATGTGAGTCAAGAAGATATTGCCAAGAGTCTGCAATCTGTATTTTCCGGTACTACGGCACCTATGCGGCGTTATGGTATCGACTTGACACAGGCAACATTGAAGGAATGGGCGTTAAAGCAAGGGCTTGATGCAAACATTTCCTCAATGACGCAGGCTGAAAAAGCTATGTTGAGGTATCAGTATGTGCTTGCACATACAACCAATATCACCGGAGACTTTGCACGTACAGCAGATACGTGGCACAATCAGATAACCATGCTTAGAGAGAACTTCAAAGCACTTGGAGCGGTTGTTGGTGGTGGTTTAATCAATGCATTCAAGCCATTTATCAAGGTACTTAATTCAGTTCTGCAAAAGGTTATTTCCTTCGCAGAGATGGTAACAAATGCTTTAGGTTCTATCTTCGGATGGAAGTATGAAGCAAGCAAAGGGGCAGGAATCAGCGGTCTTGCTGATGATATTGGAAGCGCATCTGACGGCATGGACGATTTAAGCAATGCCGCAGGAAACGCAGGGAAAAACACGGGTGGTATCGCAAAAAATGCCAAGAAAGCAAAAAAGGAAATCCAACAGGCAACTCGTGCATTTGATGAATTAAAGGTTATTTCAAAACAAAGTAAAGATAATACTTCCGGTTCCGGGAATAAAGGTTCTGGTTCTGGATCTGGTTCAGGTGCTGGTGGCGGCACCGGTGCTGATGGTGGATTAGTTCAGACGGACACCATCTTTAAGAAATTCAAAAGCAAAATCAAAGACCTTGAACAGTTGGGAGAGTCTATTTCCGGTGCGTTAATTAACGCAATGAAAAAAATTAAATGGAAAAAAGTGTATGCAAAAGCTGAAGGTTTTGGAAGGGGATTAGCCAAATTCCTTAACGGACTATTTAAAGGGCAAAAAGGAACAACGCTTTTCGGAGAAACCGGAAAACTGATCGCAAATTCATTAAACACGGTGCTTCATGGATTGGATTCGTTTGGAACGACATTTAATTGGAAGCAATTTGGAAATTCAATCGCAGACGGAATAAACAAGTTTTTCCAAAACTTTGACTTTGCATTATTGGCTAAAACGCTTAATTCGTGGGCGCAGGGCGCGTTTGATACAGTTACGACGGCATTAAGTAAAATTTCCTGGAAGGATGTTTGGAACGGAGCAAAGGAGTTTTTAAGCAACTTAGACGTAAAGACGGTTGGAATTATCATCGGTGCGTTGACAATCAAAAAAATCCTTGGATTGCATCTTGCAAAAACCGCACTTGATATAATCGGAACTTCCATTTCAAAAGCAATAGCTGGTTCACTTGCATCAAGGCTTGGCGTTGAAATTGCGGCAAATGAGGGAATCTCGGCAGTATTGTCTACCGCTTTGTCAAAAAAAATAGGTGGGGCGTTTGCTACACTTGGAACAACTGTTTCAGCTGGTGTCAAAGCTTTATTCGGTAGCGGTGCGGCAGAGAGCGCACTTTCTTTTATCAGCCCGGTAGCAAAAGCTATAACCGGGATTGGCTCTGTTGCGATTGGCGCATTTACTGCAATATCAAACTTTGTGACCATGTTAAAGAACGGATTCAGTTGGCTTAATGAAGCACTTATGCTTGTCGGAGTTACGATTACGGCAGTCGGAGCGGTTATTTTAGGGGTAGCGGCAGCACCTGCAGCGATTACCGCAGGAATAGTAGCCGGTGTTGCAACGGCGGCTGTAGTAGTCAAGGATCATTGGAAAGAAATAAAAGGAATTTTCTCAAAAGCAGGAGATTGGTTTAATACTAATGTGATTAAGCCAATAAGCGGTTTTTTTAAGGGATTATGGGAATCTGTTTCCGGTTTTTTCTCTTCTTTATGGAAAGATATATCCGGTGTATGGAAAACAGTTTCTGGATGGTTCAATACTAATGTTATAACTCCTATTGTTTCATTTTTCCAAGGATTTTCGAAAAGAGTTGGTCAAATCTTTGAAGGATTGTGGATCATTGTCAAGGCTGTATGGATTGTTGTTTCTGATTGGTTTAAATCAAAGGTAATAGAGCCAATAAAGAAGAATTTTGAATTATTGAAATCGGCAGTATCAACCGCATTCAAGGTTCTATGGACAACTGTGAAATCTGTATGGGCGGTGGTTTCCGGTTGGTTTAAGGAGCATGTTACAACACCTATCAAGAATGCTTTTAGCTCAGCAAAAGAATCTATTCAGAAAGCTTTTAGCGCGGCAAAGACAGCGGTAACCGGTGCGTGGAATAGTGTTTCTAGTTGGTTTAAAGAACATGTAACCACCCCGATAAAAAATGCTTTCTCGAAGATGAAAGAAAGTGTAGCTGAAATATTCAGCAAATTATGGAATAGCGTGAAAAGTGGTGTTGCCGGGGCAATGAACACCGTAATTTCAAGAATTGAAACAGCAATAAATTCATTGATCGGTGGAGTGAATACCGTTTTGAGAGGGTTCAACAGTGTTGTTTCTGCGGCGGCTAAAGTAGCAAAGGTAAAGTGGAGCGGAGTCGATCTTGTGCCGAAAGTGAGCCTACCTAAAGTAAAGGCATATGCAACAGGCGGCTTCATGGACAAATATAGCATAGCAACTGTTGGAGAAAACGGGCTTCCGGAAATTATGGGAACAGTCGGAGGTAAGCCAGCGGTCGCAGGAAGCCAAGAAATTACCGGAATCAAAGATGCTATCAATTCAACATCTGCGCAAGAGGTTTCCTTACTGCGACAACAAAATCAGTTATTACAAGCTATTTTACAGAAAAATTTCGGAATTACTACAAGCGACATAGGAAAAGCTGCAAGGGATTATGGGAGAGAACATTACAATCGAACCGGAGACAATGTCTATGTTTTTTAGTGACTTCTATAATCGAACGTGATATAATTCTAAATAAATCATATCACAAGAAAGGAGTCATTATGAGAAGCACAAAAAAATTATTAGTAGCGATGGGGTTGGCATTTGCCGTTTTGATTTCGGCTATGCCAATCCAAAATGCAGATGGGAAACAGATTGTTGCACAGGCGGCAACTATCAAATTAAGCAGAAAGACTCTTAATTTAAAAATTGGAGAATCCGCAACATTAAAGATAAGCGGAATGAGGAAAACTGCTAAATGGAGTAGTGGCAATAAATATGTTGCTTCTGTAAATAAGTCTGGAAAGGTTCTGGCGGTTGGAGAAGGAACGACGTACGTAAAAGCAAAAATTGCAAAGAAAACGCTTTCTTGCAAAGTTACCGTCACTTCTTCCTTTAATGCGAACAAGGTAAAGAAAAACATCTCAATTGAATACCAAGATAGTGGTCATGGAGTTGTTGCTATCTTGAAAAACAACAACAAGGTAAATGTTGATCTGGACGCAAAACTTGTATACTACAAAAACGGTAAAATGCTGGATAGCAAAAGTGATTGTAACAGAGCTTTTGAATCCGGTAAGGAATGTGTTCTTTATTTTGACGCACCGAGCGACTCTGATTATAACGATGTTTCTTATGATAACTATAAAATGTCGTTGAGTGTTGATGAAGCAACAAATGCTGTTTGTGATGTTCGCAATATAATGGTTCAATCGGACATTGGAGCAGATAATGTTACGGTTGAAGCTACAAACGATTCCGGAAAAGATTTTTCATTTGTGAAAATTTCTTGCGTAATGTATGATGCATCTGGCAACTTGATCAAATATGATTATCATTATGCAGAATGTGAAAAGAATGGAGATACAGATTATTTCTCGTTTAGTTTTCCGTACGATTCAAATTACGATACGATCTATCCGAGCAGCTATAAGATATATGTTGATGAAGCATATACATATACTTGGTTACAGTAAAAATTGAAAGATAAATGATACTTAAGCCGTGGAAACACGGCTTATTTTAATTCAAAAGCGGATTGACACAAAATCAAAAATAGTCTATCCTTATTACTAAGGAAACAACTTTATCCGTGAAGATGCGGATTACAATCCGGTGAAGGTTATTCGTCATGCGATAGAAACTGCAAATACGGAGATCAGAAACCGTGCGCAGGAAGACGAGAACCTCCGGGGCATGGGAACCACTATGGTAGTGGCGACTATTGTAGATCAGTATGCCTATGTGGCCAATGTAGGTGACAGCCGTTTGTACGTGATCCAGGACGGAATCCACCAGATCACCAGAGACCATTCACTGGTTCAGGAAATGGTGAAAATGGGTGAGATCAGTGAAGAGGAAGCACGGAACCATCCGGATAAGAACATTATTACACGGGCACTTGGCG